GCAATTTGAACAGGTAAGGGTTGCTGTGCTGGAACCGGTTGAAGTTGTTGCCGTTGCTCCACCAGTAGTTCCGCTGGAACTATAGCTGGTAAAAGATCCGCCACCGCTAGTAACTGTTGCCCCAGCGCTCGCCGTTCCGCTCGGCTGAGACACCGTCGCCGTAGTCGGTGAAAACGGTTCAGCAATTGCCGTTGCAGATGCTGCCATTAGTTCTGAACCTTAATCGGATCATTCATCGTCACCGCAAATGTCCCCGCATTGCTGCTAATGTCCGCGCCAAAGTCTATAAAACACACCAATTCATCCACGCTCGATGCGCCACCGCGACTCCTGTAGATGACCGCACCGCGTGCAGTGATCGTGCTGGTCGTCCAGCTAGTGATGGTGAAGGATATTTCCACATCGTTGTTTGTGTTGTCCACTGCTGCAACCGTGCAGGTGGCAGCGTTGCCACCGGAAGTGTATCCGGTTCCGGTTACTTCGTTAGTCACATCGTCGCGCTTGTCATGCGCCTTATCTGCGGTGTAACTGCTGGTGACAAGCAGGCACTTAAACGAATTTGATGCGCAGTTAATGTTGCCAACAAACGAGTCGTAGTAGAACGAGTTATAGACTAGGCTTGCCATTAAACTTTTTCCTTAGTAATGGTCAAAACGCCGCCGGAACAGGTGATATTTGTGACCACTTCGCCTGGCGAATAAGCCGCATACAATTCGTATTGAGTTCCGCTTACTGTCACAACACCTATAACCTTGGCAAAGTAGCGACGGGTAGTCAGTGCCTTGGTGTTTAGCTCAATAACTCGGACAGCATACAGGCTGGCCCAAGCAGACCCGTTCCAATCCATTAAATTTGCTGGATAGTAACCGCCTGAAATAGCTCCAGTTACTTCAATAACATGCAAGCCAGGCTCAACGGGTGGGCCATAGTCTTCAGTTATGTGCTGCCTAATTGTTGGTGCCGTTCCGCCGCCTTCAAATGCCTTCAGCATTTTGCCTAGGCGCTTGATCGTCTCTAATTCAAGCGAATAGCCAGCCATTAAAGCGGACTCGGGAAGGTGATAGTTCTGTAGATGTCCCACGCCTTGTAGTAAGGTTTGGCATCGGCGGATAACCTGTTAGTGCTGCCATCCATAAGCACAGGCGAATTTACTTGAACGCCCTTGTCCTTAAATGCCTCCCAATTCGTGCCATCCCATCTACGTTTGCCGGCATCCAGCAAAACCAGCTTCCAGCCGAGCACTGGCCAACTGGCACCTAGCTGCACCCAGCCGCTTGTGTAGGTGGTTGTGCTTGGCCTAAACTCAAACGCCAAAGTCCAGCGCCAATAGGCCAAACCGTTTTCGTAGACAGCCTGAGCGTTCAGACTGTTTAGCCTGGTTGTTTTTGCCGCCAGCGAAATCGTTGAGCCTGGTGGTGTGATGGTCAGCGTGGTTGCGTTCAGTTTGCCGACTGCGCTCATCCATGCTTCAGATGGTGGAGTGGATGCGTTCAGGCCGATGGTGATTTGTGCGCCAAACTTCTGAATCTCGCTAGCTGGCAGAAACGGATCGTAGGCACTATTGAGAATTGCGTTGCCGTCCACATCTCCGCGCAGCGCCTCTGGATAGGCGACAGTAGATATTTGGTAATCTCTTGGCCTAGATAGTGGCGACTGCACCCGGTCGGCAGGCGCTTGGCCTTGCTGCTGCGTATCTATCGCAGGGTTGCCGGTTGCGCCAGTGCCAGTGCCACCGCCTTGGAATGTGTCGGCGTTGTAGGCGTAGTTGGCTGTTACTCGCCAGAGCGTGCCATCGTTCTGGTCTTGATCTACCGAGAAGCCAACGCAGTAGGCCAGCGAGTCTTCTGGGTGAACTGACCAGACAAGCGGCAGGCTGGGATGGCTGCCAGCGTAATAGGGACCATAGCCAGCCGAATCAGTCTTGACCAGAAACGCGCGCTTGTACGCTCGCTGGTAGCGCTGATCGACGCTGCCACTGCGGCCTTCAATAACTTCTCTGAATAGCGTGTAGGCCATTGGTTACCTCAGATGCCTACTTGAACTGTGGCTGGTAGTTTGATACCAGCCAAAAGTGTTAGCATTTCTGCGCCTTGGCGAGTTTGTTCTTTAGCCTCTGCTAGTATCTCCTGTTGCGGTTCTTTACCGCCGCCCAGCTGGTTGCGAACCATGGCCTCAACTGCTGCTGTGCTACCTGCTTGTAGTTTTTGCACAGTGAAATCAGATGTACTGGCCATCTCTTTTTGCTTGATCCTAACTGGATCAAACGCGCCACCACGCTCCTTTGGTGCGGCAAAATCCATGGCTCGTTTTCTGTCTAGGCCTTTGGCATTGTTTTCTACGCCTGCAAAAAAATTGGCAATATCTAAAGCGCGTGACTGGCCAGCTATTTCAGCATCTGTTCTTTCCCTATTGCCAACAAATCTATTGAAATGCTGGCGATTCTTCTGGGCTTCCATGTCTGTAGGGGATTCAAAAAATGCTTTGATGTTCTCGAATGTTTCCTTGATGTGGGAGATCATCTTGTCAAAATTAGTGATCAGGTCGTTGCCAGATGTCGCCAGTCGTTCGGCCATCTGAAACGCAAAATCTCTGGCATTTTTAAAGTTTTTTTCAATCTGGTTGCCTTTGCCTTCTGGCCCCATAATCGCTGTAAGATTCGACAGAAGCTCTTTGACTATGATGGCAATCGATTCAATTACACCACGAAGACTTGCCAAGAATGCCGGAATATCCAAGCCGTCTATTAAGCCTTTCCCAATGTCCCTGAACAGCTCAACAACGCCTTGTTGTAAACGGCTTAGCTGGCCATCAAAACTATTAAACAGCCTTTGAGATGCCTCGATAGCTTCCGGTGTTTTTACTGCATCCTGCATGGCCAATACCGCAGTACTCGCTTGAACGGTCTTATTGTTGACTGCATTGATGGCATCTTCCACCGAGTGAAACTGACCGGTTACTTTGCCCAGGCGCACGGCCAAAGCCTCGTACACTTTCAGCCCGCTTGCTTGCATCTGCTGCAGCGTGGCCGCTTCGGCAATACCACTTTTTGCCATCTGGCTGATGCCGCCAGCTAATTGACCCAAGCCACCTTGGCCCAATAGTGGCGAAACCTCGGCAAATGTTCGCATCAGTTTTTCAGCGCTGCCGGTATCTACTCCTGCCGCTGTAAGCTGCTGGAATCCACCGACAACCTCTTCAAGTGGCACACCCATATCGCGCGTGATCTGGCGCAAATTTTCTAGGCTTTCAGCTCCTTTATCGAAGCTGCCGGCCAGCAGTCCCATCTTGATTTGCATTGTTTCCAATTCGCCGCCAAGCTTCATCATCGAACCGACTGCGGCAATTGGTGTGCCTATAAAGAACTGCGTAACACCTCGCAGCATGTCGAATCCAGACTTGACATCGTTAGCACCTTTAAGCGCCTGTGCCAGCCGGCCAAATGCTGAACCAGCTTCGTCAGCTTTTTTGCCAGCCTCGCTTGTTTTCTTTGCTGTCCTAGCTAATCCGTCTTCAGCCTGTTGGCCATTCCATCCAAGGTTGATCGCTAATTTACTGATTGTCGCCATGGATGCTTGCCCCCGTGGCTTTCAAGTATGTCAAAATGGAATCACGGTCAGGCTCATGCTTGTCGAAACGAGGGATCCAATCACTCACCTTTGTGTTTTTGCACCAAGGCGCTGCGCTGGCATAGCAGGAAATGGCATTCAGCAGATCCTGCCGATATGGCCCCCATGGCTCAACTGCCAGCAAGGCTATCCATTCAGACAGTTCACAACTAGTCAACCGATCACCCAGCTCAGCCACCGTCATGCCAAGGTGGCCGGCTAAGGCAAACATCAGGCGGCGGGTGCTTCCGCCTGGTTCTCGTAGTTTTTTTCCAGCTCATCCACATCTGATTTAGTGAGCCTGTTAATTCGCATGGACGCTTCAAAGATGCGATCCATTGCCGAGGCAGGCAACTCGCCCAGCGCTGCCACATCAGAATCAGAAAACATGCGCAGGCCAGTGCTGTCTGACAAAGTCAACACCGCCAGCCTAGCGCGGATGTTTACCATCTTGGCGCTGCCTTTTTTATCGAGAGAAGACGCCTCGAATGCGTCTCTCTCGCTGGCAGTAATTTCCTTAACGAACACGGTGCCACCCCACTCTGGCACCTTGATTTCCTCAACACGGCCTCGACTTTTGCCAAGGATTTCGTCCCTATTCAAGCCCATTCAATTTCTCCGTTAGACAGCAGTTACTTGCAAGGTTACTGAAAAGCGTAGCGCTTCATCACTTGCGCCAACAGTTGGTTCAGTAATTCCGCTGATGTAGCCTTGGTAGCTGATCAGCGCATCGATGGTTGAGCCAGGGAAATTAAGGCTTAGCGTGACGCTGTTGTAGCCAATGCTTGACCCGGTGACAGTTGCTTGCCAGTCGCGCAGTGTTTTTAGTGTATTTGTGGCAGTTGCTGTGTCTTCAAGGTAAACCTCGAAACTCACAGTGCCGGGATCAACGCGGCTTGGCAGCTTTTTCAGCATGTAATCACTTAATGCCGTAATATCAGCCATGGCAACTGATCGAGTAGTGCCGGTGATGCTGATGCAATTTAGGACAATTGCAGTGCCAGTTGCTGGCGTAAGTGTCGCAATCGTTCCAAGTGGTAGTACTACAGCCATGTCTTGCTCCTATTCTGTGTATGTCCCGACAATCTCGATAGAGATTATGCGTGCTGACTCGTCCGATCCGTCTTGGTAAAGCTCATTGGAGCTTGCTTCTTCCTCGACCAACCATTGATGGACAAACAAGCTGCCAATAGTCTGCCGGCTTGGTGTTGCAGCAATGGCAGATGCGATCCAGTTGGCTGTAGCCTGTGAGCTACTGCGCGTCTCGCCGACAACTGTTACCTGTACACGTTCAGTAGTTGCGACCACGGAACCGCCAGTGGTTCTTTGCCGTTGCCTGCTAGCAGACTGGTAAACCGCATAAGGCTGGCTAGTGTTGCCTTGGCCGGTCTGGTCTGGTGATATTCCGCCAGGCAAATAGGTGGCGTAGTTGGCGTAGGCGGCCAAGTAAGTGCGCACAGCCTGACCGAGTACGCTCATACAGTCGCAGTCTTTCTGGCCATCGCCTTTTGCAACTCTTCACTCAAAATGCGTGCTGTAATGTCTTCGCATTGCGATCTATTGGCATTTAATGCTGGCTTTAAAAATGGTTTGCCAGCTACTGGCCGTAGCTTGCCAGAGCGCCAAAGTTTAGCGGTGAATCCATTTTCAATCAGGTGGCCGTATCTGACTGGGTCGACATTCACCATCACATTGCGCTGCGCTGCAACGCTTCGTTTTGGCTTGTGATAAGTCTTAAATGCCTTGATCTTAAAGTTGCGGCGCGGGCCGATGATTGCGTAAACTGCGCCTGTTTTTTTAGATGTCGTTACACGGTAGCCAAGGCTCTTCTTAAGTTGGCCAGTTGTGCCGTAACGAAAAACCTTTTTGCCCTGGTGCATGATCCGCTTGCGCTTGGCCGGAACCTCTGTACGAGCGGTGCGAAGGATAGGCGTAGTGCACGCTCTGGCTACGCGGCGCAACGCAGGCTTGATCTTTTTGCCCGCATCTCGCAAAGCATCTATTAGATCAACTGCTCCGGCCAGATTTAAGCGAAGGTCGCGAGAGCTAGCCATTACGCATTTTCCTCGGCATCAATCTCAAGCGAAATACCTCGCTCTTCCAGATCACGCACGCCTCGAACATTCAACTCGCGGCTGCCAAATAGGATTCGATGCTCAGCAGTCACATCAGCTCGGTGTCGTATCGTCACCCGGTGCGTGATGTCTGCCTGCTGCTGATTGGCTAGCTGGCTCTCGGTCGCAGTCACAGGCATCACCTTGCCCCATACAGTGGCGTAGGTCGCCCAAGTGCGAGTAGGCTGGCCGTAGCTGTCGGTGCTGTCGGTTGCCGACTGTAGCTCCAGACGATGCCTCAGATCGCCGATAATCACTGGTAGTCACCGACAGAGTAAATCTTCAGAATTGAATCGACAGCCAAAGGCACTTCGCTGCCTGCGCCTGGCTGAACCGCAGAGCGGTTTTCGTACCAGTGCGCCACGAGCAGTTTGATGCAGGTGGTCAGCAGCGCTGGCACGTTGGCGGCAGCAGTGCCATAGCCAGCAACATAGTCCACTTCGACCGCGTTTGCCTTGCCATTCTCGGTGTTAGGCCAAATGTCCAGCGGTGTGAGATTTAGCCTGGGCGGGTTGGCATCGAGGTCTAGTTCGAAATCACCACCGGCAAAGGTCATCGTGGTTAGTGTGCCGTTTTCGTCGTAGTAGCGGATGCGCGGCATGGCATAGCTGTAGGCACCACCAACGGCAATCTGCACAGCCGGCCCACGCAGTAGCTCAATAGCGCCTTCAGGGAAATAGTCCATCGTTTGGCGGTAGGTCGTGTTGACCAATGGTCGCCGGGTTTGCCGTTCGACATAGTCCCGGCCAGCAGATATGAGCGCATTTATCAGCGCATCGTCTGTGCTGTGGTCAACGCGCAGGTGGAGCTTCATGTCAGCGAGTGACACTGGCTCCACCGTTGCGACGGTTAATACTTTGAGAGCCACTAGCGCTTGCTCCGTTTAGCGGCTTGCTTGGCCTCGGGTGTTTCCACCTCGTTGGCTTTATCTTCGACAATGCCGTCCACGCAGATCGCAAAACCAGCGGCAATGATTCGATTCGCATCGACTGCATCAGGATGATCCCAGATTTCCCCGACACGATAAGTGCCGAGTGGACCAGAGATACATTCGAGCATTTGAATCTTCATGGCCTTGGTTTCCTAATCTGCGTGGACTATTAAAAGTTAGGCTTGGACCATGTGCTTGATCGCACCGCTGGCCAAGATTTTGCTGTCAGTTCTTGCCCATGCGGTGAAGCCAACTGCACCGTTAGCGGCATAAAGTTCGTCGAGCCTTTGGATGCGGATATTAGCCACATCGCGAATCAAGAACTTGTTCATGGCACCGAACACCATCGTCTTGAGGCCGGTGGTGATGGCGCTGTTTAGGCTGTTGCTGATGACCAGCGGGAAACCATGGATGCGAATCTCACCAGGGATGCGGTAAGACTCTTGGAACAATGGCTGGCCGTTGCTGTCTACCAGCTTGCGGACATACAGCCACACGCTGTCATGCATCACCAGAGCGCAAGAAGGATCTTGGCGATAGGCGATGTCGACGCTGTGAATCAGGTCGAGGATTTCAGCCGAGGTTATGGCGGTGGCGCTGGCAGTGGTCTTGCCTGCGGTGCTGGCCGCAATGCCTGTTGGTTGGCTGGAGCCTGTGCCGGTGGCGACATAGTCAGCCATGATCCGGCCAAGACGCTCGCCGAGCAGGTCACCAATGTAGGTTTCCAAGTCAACAGCGTTGTCATCCAAGAGCTGCCAAGATACCTTCAA